GAATTCCACTCCAGACTTAAGGGGAATGTTTGTTTACGGTAAGTATGATGATAGCGACACCCCCACTTCTGCCAGTAGCACGTCTCATACTCATGTCGGAGCAAGTTCGTCAACGGCGGGAATACACGGGCATTCAGGAACAGTTAGTGCAGGCACAGATTCTGGAACAAGTACTTTGGGTGGCGCCAACTGGTATGCCGCCGGTTATCATACTCATGGCGCTTCTGTTAGTATTTCCGACAATGGTAATCACACGCATTCGACAAGTTTGTCATCTGCCACCGGATTGCCCCCATACATGCTTTTATACTATATAATGAAGGTGGCATAAATGGCAACTCCAACAGGTGTAATTACAATTTGGTACGGAACGTCAGGAAGTATTCCTTCGGGGTGGGTTTTATGTGATGGCAGCAACGACACGCCGGATATGCGTTCCCATTTTGCTATGGGAGCCAGTGCCGATGGTGAAGTCGGTACAACATCGGGTAGCAATACCCACCTTCACGCCTCTGCTCCGGCTTTATCCAGTGCAGGCAGTCACAATCATAGTCTTAGCGGAAGCACCAATAGCCAAACAGGTGGAACATCTCAGGGTGCCGGAACCGCCGGTACTTATAGAAAATCAACATCACATAGCCATTCCTATAGTGGAACAGCCGCCACTGAAGGTGGACACACTCATACAGTAGGGGCGTCCGAATCATCCACGGTTTTACCGCCCTATGTAAAATTATTTTATATTATGAAAACATAAGATTGGAGGAAAACAATGAGTTTTTACGGAGATAGCTTTGTTTTCAACGGCATTCCCAGTGAATTATATGATTTGAGAATATTTAATTTTGATTCCTCCGGTCTTGTAGGTAGCAGCGCTGGTGGAGATGCCAGTATTTATGAGCAGTGGCTGTATCGTCGGGAATCACCATATTTTTACGGCAGATATTATCAGAGTTCACTAGAATTTGATTTCACCGTAGGTAGCTTTTCTCATATCGACGGAAATAGTCGCCACGCAATTGAAACCTGGTTGTTGGGAAAATCAACATATCTACCGCTTAGAATAGTACAGGGCGATATCGCAGATGTTGTATATAATGTAATATTATCACGATCAACGCATCAATATATTGGTAATCTGAATTATGCCCTGACTCTACACGCTAAATGTGATAGACCTTGGGCAATAACTTATCCCCCCACTGTAACTAAAACGTATTCCGACGGCCTGAATACAGAAACATTTAATTATTTCAACGCGAGTTCGTATGGTGGATACAATCGCCCCGTAATTACATTTACTATGGATACCAGCGGAAGCAGCACGAATTATTTTTCGCTTATTAACGCCAGCGATAACGACAGAGAATTTAGATTTGATAATCTCACGCCGTTGGAGCAAATAACAGTCGATAACGACAAAGGCATTATTACTTCAAGTACTTCGGCGTTGCGTATGGATAAATTCAATCAGAAATTTTTTAGAACCGTTCAGGGACTCAATGTTTTGACAGTCAGTGGATATTTTACCGAATTTACCATAGATGCGGTATTTGCTAGTGGAGTGGGGGTGTAACAACATGGCAATTACATCATTTGATGTCTATAACCAAGTGGAAATCCCCGTATTTACATTATGTAATCCCGATGAAACCGTATTGTATAACCTCGGCACTATTTTTGACCGGAATTTGGAACTACGCTATAACACCCTTTCCACCCTTACTTTTACCGCTCCTTCTCACGTAGATGGAGTTGCTACCGATTATTATGACAGCCTCGAATATCGACGCCTAGTTTTTGTAGAAGGTGTGGCTAATTTTATGATCACAGATGTAAAAATTGATAATAACGGTGGCGTGGAACAGAAGAAAATTACGTGTCAGTCTATGGAAGTTATTTTATCTTATAAAAAATTGAGTTTATTCACTGGCACATATACGTTTAATAGCGTCTTAAGTGGATCAGGAGTTACAACAACAAATCTTATGACGGAATTGATGTCGTATATTCCCGGATGGTCTCTTGTATATGTTGACCCCACGTTAACTAATGTGACACGTAGTTTTGACGTCACAGATAAAACCTTGTATGATTTCATGATAAACGATGTCAGTCAGACATTTCAATGTATATTTGTATTTGATACCATCAATAAAACCATAAGCGCAAAAACAGTTGATAACGCTACAACACCAACAGATGTCTTTATATCGTTTGACAATCTTATGAATAGTTTCACAAAAGACGAATCCACTAATGAATTAGTAACTGCCCTGAATGTTTTGGGCGGTGAAGACATGTCCATTAATCTTGTCAATCCCATTGGTACAAATACGATCTATAATTTCGATTATTATAAAGACACGGCATGGATGTCTCAATCTCTAATTGACGCCCTCGATGTCTGGGAAGCCAGCGTGGAGGAGCAACAGCCTATATATGCGAATCTATTAACGGGTCTGCGTATAGAAAACACCACGCTCATTACACTGAATTCCGACCTGGTAACATTGGAGGGAGAACTTTCAGCGCTCGTTGTGGTAAAAGACGCAAGGGTTCAGCAGGGGCTGGATATTACGGAAGTCAGTGGTAGCATCGTCGTAGTAGAAGCGGAAATAGTTGATAAAGAGGCGGAAATCGATGCGGAAGAAAGCGTCATCGACGGTATCAATGCACAATTATCTGCTATTAACACCAGTCTGCTGTTTGAAAATAATTTCACAGCGTCACAACTAACGAGTTTGAATAACTTTATAATAGGGAGCACGTATACCAATACCACATTTATTCAAACCAGTTTGATGAGTGAGGTAGACGTGCAGAATGTCTCACAGGAACTCTATGATCTCGCAGAAACCGTCTTGGTAAAACTTTCTCAACCCAGATACAGTTTTGAAATAGACGCCGCCAATTTTCTTTTTATCAAAGACTTTGAACCATTTATTGCGCAGATATCTTTGGGTTGCACAATAACTGTTGAGTTGAGTCCAACGGCATCCACAGTAGCTGCGCTTCTGGGCATAGATTTTAGTTACGACGATCCCACACAATTTCAGTTATTACTTAGTAATCGCTTGAGATTGGATGACAGTCAGTTCCAATACGGAGATATGCAAGGCGAAACCATAGATGCGGGAATTACGACAAAATTTAATTCTCAAAAATGGAATAGTGTCAGTAGTTCCTATAATTCTGTAATAGGCGGGGGAAATAATATCGTGGTATCCACGAGTACCTCTGGTAGTAGCAACCTCGCGGTTTTCTCCAGTCTCACCGGTACGGCAATAGCGGATGTCGGCGCCATGTATTTAGCCCCCACTGCTTTTACCCCATATCTGGTTTCTACTGACGCCGTTTTTACCTATAATTATCAGGTGGGGAGATATAGTATTATCGGCAGATTTTTATTCTTTGAATTATCTCTGTCTTTAAGTGGAGTAAGTGGCACCACCAGCAATGCCGTGGCTGTAATGATGCCTGTTCTTCATAAGGATTTAACAAACCTATCTTCTGCTTTTAGAATCACATATGAAAATATTACGTTGAGCGCAGGATATTATACAGTTTGCGGCTTATTGGCTGCCAATAGTAACGCAATGAATTTATATAAAGAAGGAACAGCCGTGGCTTTAGCCCCTATTATTGCAAGCGCTTTAGGTGCTGCTACAACAAAAATATATATCAACGGTCAATATCTAATCAACTAGAAGGGATGGCATAAACTATGAATACTTTTACCAAAGTCGTGGTTAACAGTCTCGCCGAAGTTGATTTTATCGCCGGCTCATATAAAGAACTTTATTTCTACATATTTACATCGGCTTGTGCCGCTGTAGATATTTCGTCTTTGTCGGTATCTTGGGTTCTCTATCCATATAATCGCCCAGAATATATTGCCCTATCGAAATCCGCAAGTTGTTACGACGGATATGGCGTTGTGCCTCTGCTGAGTTCCGATACCATTAATTTGGCGGGAAAATATATGCAGAGAGCAACCCTTGTGAGTGGTGTTAGCGGATATAATTATGAATTAGGGCAGGGTATTGTTAATATCACAGCAGCGATAGGGAGGACGTAATGACTACAGCAGTCAATCTTACCTATGTTACTTCTGCCAGTCCTATGCGATTGACATTATATGCGTATCAAAGTGGCGCATATTTATCTTCGCTTTCAGGATCTTATATTTCCGATGTTTCAGGTTCAAGCCTTGACGACGTAGGCGTAAGCGCAGACTATCATAATCCGCCATATGCTTTTAGTTTAACCTTCAATAACAACAGCCATTTATCTACTGGCATAGATGAATATAATGAAATCTCCATATCTAACTATTATCTGGGACTAACGCTTGGAAATCACAGTGCTTCAACTTTGGGCGAAATGGCTCCAGAAACATTGAATGAATTGTCGGTGATATATGTGGGATAACTATTTTGGAAAAATCTCAAAGGAGAATAAATGACTACAAATACATTTGCCAATCTTTCAATAAATTCGTTGCTGGAGCAATCCTATATCGCCGGAACATACATGGAATTACCATTTGACGTATTTGATGCCGACGGTAATGCCGTTGATATAAGCGCGTTTACTTATACGTGGTTGTTATCTCCATATGGGCAACCCAGTACTGTAACGCTGACAAAATCAGGCGTGTTTCAAAGCGCTGTTGTTGCGCAAAACAGATTTATTGTTTATTTATACAGCACAGATACCAGCGGACTCAGCGGAAAATATGTACACCAACCCGTAATTGTGAGTAATCCCGGCTATGAATTTCGCATGGGGCAAGGATTTATAACATTCATTCCCCAGATAGGCACATAAAGGAGTGATATAAATGGGAACAACAACTAATTTAGGATTAACCACATATAGTACAATAACAGATGCATCATCGGTATTGATTTATGATTATATCGATCAAGTATCTGGTAGTGTTGTCACATCTAACCTATCTATTATTGACACTTTTGCCGGAAACATCAGCGCCAGCCTTACGGCTATCAGCGCATCTCTTACTACCGTTGAAACCATATCCAGTAATAATCATTCCGCGGTTATTCAAATCGTAGGATCTACCACAGATGTAGATACCATTAGTGGTATTTTTTATTTCAGAGCACCTTCTGAGATAAACGGCATGGTTTTAAAACGAGCACAGGCGTTTGTCAACACCGCGGGAACTACGAATCCCACTACAATTCAAGTCAGAAATATGACGCAGTTCCCCAGTAACGATGCATTAAATCTGGCAATTAGTATTG